AGATAATACAATGACAAAAAAACGATACATAGTTTGGTTAGATAAAGTTGGAAGAAATGTTGCAAGTTATGAAGATGCAAAAAAACTTTATCATAAATGGATCTCATTAAATTATGAGAATGTTAGAATAGAAGAAATTGAGGAGGTTGCATAAATGATCCAATACTTAACTGAATGCAAAACTGATAAAACTGTTATTCATAAAGTAGAATGGAACACTGATAAAATTACTGAAATTGAAAAACAGTATAAATCAGGTGAACAGTCTTTACATAAAACAAAAAAACAAGCTCTTGAATATATTGATAGAATGAAAGTTCATGGAATTGATATAGTTTTTATTGGTAAATATATATCAAGACATAGAAGAGCAGCTTAATTTTAATAACTTGTAACCTTGTATTATACAGGGTTACAGGATCTTAAAATATAAGATCATACTATTGACATAACTTTAATGGTTATGATAGTATAAAACAAATAACAACTGAAAGGGTTATAATATGAACACACAAAAGCAAGAAAAAATACAAAACAGATTAAATGTTATTCAATCTGTTCTTGATCAAAACAAAATGGATCTTAATCAAATGTCTGCTTTGTTTGGTGAACGTAGTGAGCTGCAACATAAATTAAATAAAGCAAATATTAATTTTGTTCTTAAAGGTAGGAATAAATATTATTATGCAACACACTGTAGAACATTTACTGAAAACCTTTTAAAGTTTGGTTATGGTAGAAAAACTTCTGATGAAATAAAAAAATCAGGAATTTCTTTTAATGATCATTCAATAAATTTTGGTTACAGTACGTATTGCGAGGATCTTAAAAGATTTGAAACTAAAACAGAGCTTCTTGGCTTTGTAATTGGTTACAATGCAGCAATATCTAATTTAAAAGATAAAACTTACAGTATGTAAAAATCAACTAATGAAAGGGTTATAATATGACTGACTACACAATAAATAAAATTGTATTTACAAAATACGATAACAATGGAGATGAAGTTTGCGACAAAAATGGCAATCCAAAATTATATACTTTTAAAGACTGGGTTGATTGCTCTCATATAGCTGAAACTGTTTCAGATGATGAGGTTGAAGAAATAAAAAGTAATTTAATGGAGGTTAAATAACTATGAACACAATACAAGTACATGCTTATCAGTACAATGAACTAAACGATCAAGCTAAATTAAAAGTTAAATTTTGGCTTGATGAACATCCAATTAGTTACGAAAATGATGAACAAGAATTTGTTTCTAGTTGGGATGAAGATGTAATTTTAGATCATTGTCAAGCTAATGAATATTTATTTGATTTATATGGAAATCCAATTCATCATTTAAATACAAATGATAACAGAAAGGTTGCTTATGTTTAATAGATCCGATCTAAACGCTTTACTAGCAACAGTTATAATTATTGGTCTAGGTTATGGCGTAATGCACCTGCTTATATTCTTAGATGGATATTATAAACTGTCAATTTATTAACTAACAGAAGGGAAAATAATGACAACTAAACAACAAAAACTAACTAGAGAAGAACAAAGTCAAGTTATGCAAAGTGCTGAAGAATTTGTTCGTGATTTAAATTATAGCGAACTATACGAACTGGCACTTGAAAATATAACAAATGAATATTTGTCTAGATCAAGAGATTATTTGCTTGAATGTGGATGGATAAGAAAAGAGGAGGGGGTAGCATAATGACTAAGTTAAAAATAGAAAGTAAAGAAGTAAGAATGCACATGTCTAGACCAGCCACTATTAAAAGGGATGGAATGGATGGCTTAACCTACACAGACAACAAAAAAGAAGCAACTAACGTGTGTGTTTGGTATGACGTAGGATATAAAGATGGTGAGATTGATATGATTGCTGAGAAAGACTTTCATATTGATGAATACAAGTCATTAGAAAATGCTGAAGATCAAGCATATAAATATGCTGATAAGTTATCAAAGCGTTATAAAACTAACATTAACTATTATTAACATGACATCAATACAACAACTACAAGAGCATATAAAAAGATTGAACGATGAGAAGCTACTTAACCAATATGATCTTTACAATACGTATCAAGTTAAAGATATTAAAGAGGTTGTTTATTATCGTTTAATTGAGTGTGAACTAGAAAATAGAAGACTATTAACTCATAAATTAATGGAGGATGATTACGAATATGCACAATAAGAAAACAATAATATTAAATGGCTTGGATGTTTTAACCAATAGGAAAATGATCAGCATTAAACTTCCTGTATGGAAGAAGTTAATTAGCTGCTCAAGACATGAAGACATAACAATAACTAAGTTAATAGATAAGTTAATAAGTAAATATATTGAGGATAATAATTACGATATAGAAAAAATATTTAATGATAACTTAGAAGTAAAACAAGACGTATTAACTAGCTTAATTGATTATAACTTTAGTACGCAAGATCAAATAGAATATAAATAATTACTGATCTATTATATCTGGCTTGGCTTGGTTTATCTCTTCGTATTTATTATATTGAGCCTCAAGGGTAGGTGAATCTAGCCACGAAACGACTATGTTATTAACTGTTCCTTTGTTTACCATGTCTTTGCCTTTGCTTCCGTATATGTCTGTTATTTTTTCTCCGAGCCACATTAAAAACTTGGTTTTCTCACGAAGAAACATAATTGTTTGAGGATCTGGGATGTTATCAGTTGATGAATAGATATTAATTAATTTTTCAACGAGTGTTTGAACTCCTATCTTTCTGGCTTCTTCAAATCTTTCTTTTAATTCTTTATTCTCTGGCTTTCTTAACTGACTGTAAAATGACATCAAGCTGATCTGATAAATATTGTTTGGCTTTAATAGCTCTGATACCTGAACTCCTGCGTAGATTTGCTCTATGAATGTATCTGCTAGTGTAGGATTGCTCAATAAGTTTTGGCTTGATTGTTCCGTAGTAATATTGCTCGGCTTTGTTTCTGTCATTGTTAAATTGCTTTAGTTTTTGGAGAACTGTTATCCTACTTTCATCATCATATCCAGACTTTTTGAAACCACCCTTACCTGCTCTATCTTTAAAGCCAAATTGATCACAGTTTCCTGCACCATGAAATCTACATTTAAAAATATTTTTTCCAGACTTATCAAACTTACCTGTTGGATAACCTTTAGCAAGACATGGCTTACCACTATGCTTAGACACACCCATACAAAATATCTTTCGGCTTGGTCTTCCTCCCATTAAAATTTATTCTTCTTCATCTCCCATGGCTTGATACCATTAGCCTTGTTATACTTTACACGAGCAACGTACCTTTCACTTCTCTGCTTACCATTGGATTGAAGAGCTTCTGTTATCTTTTGTTTAGCAACAACTTCAGGCAGTAAATTTTTTTGGCGTAGCTCTTGCTGTTTATAATCCAACACTAACTTCATATACCATTTATAAGTTGGGTTATTTAATAGATTGTTAGTATCGGCAGGGGATAGACCATTTAGAAACCTATACAATGTACTAATCAATACATCTTTATCGTTCTTATACTTGTTTATTATATCATCTACTCTTTTATCATTATCCATTTTATTATTAGAATTATTTCTATTAAGATATATATTAAAGTTATCTTTATTAATACCAGTCAGCCTGACTGCACCAATCAGTCCCCCTGACGTATCACTCATGTCCCCCTGACTGCTACCTACCATTAAAACAGGGTTAAGTTTATATAAATTAGTAGAAGAAAGACGCTTCTTTTTTAGCAATCCAAGCGACACCATTAATTTAATTCTTCGGTAAATTGTAGCCTTAGATATTCCAAGAAGGCTGTGCATAAGAGCAAGACGTGGGTAGCACTCGCCAGTCTTCTGATTTGAGTACCTTAAAAGCACAACAAGTATCGCTAGGCAATCGGCTTTATTCCTACCTGCCAAGCCTAAGAATATATCGTTTTTAAATAGACTTACAGGCACTCGTATATGACTTGTGTATTTTGCCATTATTTCTTATGCTTACATGTCTTATCATGTTTTTCTTGCAACTGTATCATCTCCATAGCCCAGTCCCCCTCATAAACACCCTCTAATTCCGATTTTAAAGGCTTTAGACGCATGATCTTTAACTCTAACGAGTTCGTGTCCATAGCTGTTGGTTTATAATAGACAAGATATGCAGGAATACCTAGTTTTTCAGCGATATATTCAACAACTGTGGTATATTTATTATATTTTCCTGTATCATAGACAGTTTCAACTATTGCTAGAGGTTGCCAACAAGGTTTGTTGATACAAATAGATACTTGATCCACATCAATATAACCTGCTCCAGAAATGTTGTTACGAAACCACTCTGAATAGTAATCTCCAAATCCACCTACGAAATAATTATATCTAGCCATGATAAGCTCCGCTTTGAATGTTATCCATTAATTTTTAATCTTATAATAAAAACTATCGTCATCTGATGTACTCCAACTATCTGTTTCAACACTTGGATAATCCATATTAGTTTTATAATCTGGTATCTGATCTTTAACTGTAAAGTTAGGTAAATTAAATAGTATTTTATTGTTTGGCATGAGTGCATAATTACCTTGCCACTTATCCCCTTTGTTTAATTCTAATATATGATGATGCTTATGTTCAGCACTTACTTCACTATAAGTTATGTTTAATAAGTTCATATCAGGTTGAGCATAGTCAATACTAAATATGTAATTAGCTCTGTGTAATTTATTATTACGATCAATAAACTTACACTGTGCTGTGGCTAGAGCATTATACTCAATAACATTAGCGTAATAAGATAAGCAATCCCAATACACAGTTTGTTTTAATTCTAAATCAACTACATCTTTTCTATTGTATTGATCAGAAAAAAAAGCTGTGATTGGTAGCCTTGCATAGTTAGCACCATTTGGCAGCATGATATTAAACAATGGTGTTCTTCCTTCTAAGGTAGTTATACTATGGATAAGACATACCTCTTCTTCTCCAATATGTTTTTCTTTATTGTATAAATATTCTAATCTAACTTTGGCTTTCCATACTGGAATGTTATGATTAAGAAATGACATTAGCTCTCAGTTTCATTAATTCAATGTTAAGAACTTGTATCTCTTCATTTAATCTATCTATTTCTTTTTTAAGTAATACAATCTTCTCATCATAAATTTCTATTACATCCTCAACGTGCAGCTCTTGATCAATCATTTAGTTCTCCAATTTTTTAATAGATAAAATTACGCCACGAGGGATTACAACGCAGTCGCCTACGTCTAAGCTGTCTGAATTAAAACTATATGTTGCAAAAGTTTTTACCCAATCTTTATTCTCTTCATAAAGATAACCTATTGTAGTACACATAGCAGGAACTAAGTCTTTTAAATCTTCCTCAGTATTCCATGCGTTGTCGCAACTGTTTATATCCAGCCAACTTATAATAACTTTATCAAAGTTTATGGGTTTCATACCAGCTTTCATAAAAATTATTAGGTTGAATTGATCCTTTAGTTCTTTCAGTTATAACTTTCATAAACTTAGGGTGTGGAATACGCTGACAATTTTTCCATCTTAAAATAGTTACTGTTGGATTTGTTCCTGTTAATCCAAATAGCTTTGCCAGTTCTTTATTGCTGAGCTTATGATCTTCTTGATACTGCGTTAGTTTGTGTTTCATTTAGTTTTCCTTTTTATTCTATTACCAAAGCAATCAAACATTCTGTGATACCTCTTTAATAATTTAATTAATTGTGATTTATTCTTATTCATATTTACCTTTCTGTTTTAAACCCTTATAAACCAATATGGTTTAGTGTCAATTATTATTATTGACATAAAGGTTATTAAGACTAATGTAGGTTAAAAAATGAAAGGCGTAAAATGGTTATTGATTTAACAAAGAACAATTCTACAGCAGCACTAAATAATTTTGATCCTGATATTTGTATTAAGTATTATGAAAAACTTAATCTTGATCATGGATCTCCAAGTCAGACAGCACAGTCAAATGCAGATTGGTTGGTAAACTACTGTTGGTTTGATCAAACTGACAGGCGGAACAAAAACATATCGTTCCGAATGAATGCTGGCGTATCTATCGGCAGAGCATCACAAAAATATGTTTCTAAATATATGTATGAAGCAGAAAAGAAAATGCTCATTGAGAAAAAAAATATAGATACTATCATCAAAGAAGAAATTGCCGAATACGACAAGTATCAACCTCATAATGAATTAGATAAAGAACAGCACGAAGATACAAAAAATTATCTTATGGATATGATTAAGATTACTTGCAAAGCATTAGATGATCTTAAACTTGGAGATGAAGTAGCAAGTGAAAGATACTGCACGCATAAATTTAAAGAATTAGTTTTAGATAAGATTGGCAGAATAGATTACGAACAAATGAATGGAACTAAACTTGTAGAGTTAAAGACCAAGCATAGATCAAAAAGAAAGTCAGATACTAAAGCAGGGTTTAGTTGGATCAAAGCATACTTACCAAAACAACCAGATATAAATCATGTACGCCAGTGTGCTTTCTATTGGTATGCTACAAAAAAAATCCCTCACTTACTTTATGTTAATCAAGATAACTTTAATGTGTTTACTCCTGACACTTGTGATTTGCTTACGCCTGAGTATATGGAATTTTTAATTCAACAAGATTTATTAGTTGATAAAATTCGTCAGAACATTGTGTACTTATGTCGTGGCTCGGCAAAAGATATGAGTAAATTAATTCCTCCACCAGACTTTTCAAGTTATATTTGGCGAGATGTACAGCCAGAGCTAATAAAAAAAGCAGCTAGCCTCTGGGACAATGTGTAGAATCATGGATATAAATTTTTATAAAAAAACTCATTATAAGATTATGGAAAGTTATAGGCATGATATTATGATGCGTAAAATTAAAGAGAGAGAAGATAAAGAATTTAGAAAATTATTTATAAAAATATCTTCAATTATAATTGCAATCGTACTGTTAGTAACAGTAGTATTTTAATAAATGAAAGTAATTCTTACAATAATACTAATGAATGGCACAGTCTATAATTTAGGCTATGAAATTGATTCTTATTCTGCAAGAATATGTGATAAGTTATTTGATAAAGTAACTTACATAGGTAAGGCAAGTGGCAAGAATAAGTATGGTACTTTCTATAAAGGTAAGGAAGTATTTGCTCACTCTTGTTCATACGAGAAAAAAGCATGATTGAGAAATACGAGTATGCTCACTCTTGCACAATAGATAAAACAACTAAAGGAAACAATGAAAGAAAAAATAAAACAAGTTAATGATTTGTGTGCAGCCAATGGCTCATACTTAAATCAACATGGAAAGAAAACAGTATCAGCTTGGAGTAAGATTAAATACTTTAGAGAATTGTTTGGTACTGAATATGGAATAAATTGTGTAATACAAGAACACTCAGATCGTTATGTTATAATGAAATGTATTATAACTAAATCAGATCCTGAACATATTGTAGCAACTGGTTACTCAAAACAATACCGAGATAAACCAGGCTACTTAGAGATTGCTGAAACATTTGCAATCACACGAGCTTTATCATTCATGGGTATTCTTCTTGAAGATATAACTTCAAAGGAAGAGTATGAGGAATTAGATATTCCAATACAGCCTATGAATGGAAAAGATACTACATCAAACAATATAAATTATGATGATAGTATAATTAATGAACTGACGAAGAAGATAGCATTTGCTCATCACACAGCGAAACTAGATTTCCTTTGGAGAGCAAACAAAGATCTTCTTAATCAGATAAAAATAAAAGATCTCGCAACTTACAATTCTATCTTGCAAAGATTTAATAGTAAGCGTGATGAGATCACAACTCAAAATGAGGTATAAATGAACGAGCCGATCAAAGACAAGATATATTTAAATCTTGTCCCAAACGTAAATAAAAAACCAGGTGATAACCAACCAGTATTAGTAGCACCTAATTCTCCAAAAGCTCCAGAAGGAAAGAATTGGAAGATGAATGTGAATATTGGTGGATCATGGTTTGATTTTTGCGGATTTGATGGAACAGATATTGAAGGTAATCCAACAGGTGGATACACAATTATCTTAACCAAAAAAGATGCAGCACAAGCAACAGCAGGAGCAAATAAACAACCTGGATTTAAAGCTAGTGGATTTCAAAAGAAACCATTTACAAGCAATAAGTCTTTCGGTAATAGACAATACTAATAGCTACGTAAGTAACTATTACCTCTATCCCTAGGGTTTTCATCAGGCAGTCATGCCTACCCTTTCATTGTTTCCCTAGGGGTAGAGTAAAAAACAGAAAAGGATATACATGGTAAGCAAGTCAGACTTCATTGATATTGAAGAAAAAATTCAGAAAAGAATTATAGAAGAACGTAATCAAGAGTATGGAGATTACCAAGAGAACTTTGCATTACTTGCTGAACTGTTCTCTATAGTTCTATTTAATAAAATTAAAGTAGCATTACAACCAGAAGATGTTGGTCATATAATGATGGCACTTAAATTATATCGCTGCACTAAGAAATATAAAGCAGATAGTTATGATGATCTATCTATCTATTGTAAGATGACTAAGCAAGTTAGACAGAATAAAAAATAATGAAGGTTGTAAGATTAAAAAAGTGTGAATGTTATTTTACTTATGTAGAAGAATTTGACACAGCAGAACATGCCATTGATCCTGATAAACGAGGTTTGTTTATTAAAGTTAAGGTTGGAGCAATAAGAGTAAACTCAGTAAGTATAAGACAGAAAGAAGATAAATATGATGAACATAAAGCAGCTAAAGGAACAAATTAAATTAAGATACACTACTAATGTGTATGCAAACTTAACAGATAAAGAACGTAAACTTTATCGTTTAGGTTTTAAGACTGGATATAAATTAGCCAGAGAGTTTTTTAAAAAGCATGTTGTTACTAAACAGAATACAGTTTTTAAAGAAGTTGTTAAGTATGTAACAATCAATGATGTTGTAGTGCCTGAGAATGTAAAAGAAATGTTATCTATTGTTGCCAATCAACTTAGCATAGATGTTAATGAAATACTTACTAAGACTAGAATACAATCAGCTGTGATTGCACGATCCATTTTAATTAATGTTCTTAGAGATAAGTACGCAATGCCATTTACAAAGATAGGTGTGCTACTTGGCAATCGTGATCATACAACTATGATCCATCATGTTAGAATGAAAATGAATAAGGAACATTTCTGGAAACCAGATCATATTATCTGGAACAGATATAAATATGTGATGGATAATATTAAGTGACTACTTTTTAAATCCAGCTAATAAACTCTTATAAGACTTCTTAGAAATTGTAGAATCGGATTTAGATCTTGATGTACCAGCTTTCTTTCTTTGATTTATATTATAGTATAAACCTTTGCGTGCCATCTTACCTTCTTTTGTTTCGTGGTATTTAGATTCTTTTCTTTCGTCTTCCATATTACATTGCCATTAATGATTTGCCTTTTTTCTTTACACCTTTAATAGTTCCTTTATTCTCTGATGCGTAGAAAACTGTCTTACCTTTTTCTTTACCATATTCCTTTTGCATTTCTGCTAAAATCTTTTTACCTTTTTTATTCAGTGGCATTTATTCTCCTGCATATTTATGTTTGCACTTTAGTTTCTTTAAGTACTCAATGTACATATTCATACGCTTATCATTTTCTGTATTGATGACAACCTTTTGTTTCTCTGATGTTCTTACATTATTAAAATAAATATCATAGCAACTATGATCAAGGCTATGGCAGAAGTTAAGTTTCTCAGCGTTTATAACCCAGCCACCTTCGTTACTCATGTGTTCTTTGCCACACATATGACAGAAGCCACATGATTTAAGTATTACCTTTCGTTTAGCCATTGTTATTTCTTCTTATGTCTTGCAGCGAAGTTTCTAGCAGCTTCTTTAGAACTAAATCCCCATGCTTTGAGTGCTAGCTTTAATCTTGTTGGTTTGCCTGACTTAGATAATAGAGATCCTTTCATACCACCAAATCTTGCAGCAAAAGAAACTCGTCTTGGATTAGTGCCTGTCTTTACAGGAGCTTTAAGATTAGATCCTTCAGTACGATTAAAGTATTTACGACCAGCTTCATTTAATCCACCGCTTGGATTTTGATACATTTTTTTAACCATTATAATTTCTCTCTAAAAGGGTTGTAATCATCCTCGTTGATTTTAACACACTTACATTGATTCAGTAAAGAACAGAATCCTTTGCTTAACCAAAAAATACATTTGCTAATTCTATTTCCAATCATATAAACTTCTTTGATTTTTTTATAACCTTTTTAAATTTTACTATTCGTTTTCTTTTTACCACAGGCTCACCAACTAACCAGTTGCTTAACTTGATTAATAATAATTGTATCATCCTCTACCTTGACCAACGTATGGTTTGTAAGTCTTGTGTTTATTCACACGCTTAGTGTGTCTGCCTCTTCGTTTCTTTGGTGGCTTTCTTATATGTTTATTTTCTAAGTGCTTTTTTGCCATTCTTTTTCTTTACCTTTATTTTAACATTAGAACCTTGTTGAGAAAGCAATGATACTTTCTTGCTATACATCTGACCAGACGCAGTCATTATTTGATCACTCATTTAATTCCTTTAATTTCTTTAATTCTTCTAATACCATGCTTATCAGTTTCAACAACTGCTTCAACTTCTTTGCATTCCATTCTTACAGTATCTGTACTGCCATCACGTTCTACTTTACGTTTCTGTTCTAAGCAATCAGCAAGATTAATTTTAGGTGAGTAGTTTTCTAACTTACCATTAAGAAACATTAATAGAGCAAATACTATTTCACCCATTACTTACCTCTTAATGTATCTAATTCTTTTTCTAGCTTATCTATTTTCTTTTCTAATTGACTAATGATTACTTTAGTGTGTACGTTTTCTTCTAATTGTTTTGAGTGCTTGTCTATTGCTTTAGCTTGATATTCAATCAACATATACATCTCTTGGTTCTTAGGAGTTTGTTCAGCCTTCTTTAAAAGATCTTGCGACATTAACTTCTCATTAGTTTCAAGTCTATTAAGTCTTTCAACTATTCCAAAGTAAGTCCAGACTGCAACAACGATAGCAGATACAATGGCTACAATATTTTTAATTGGTAGTGATACTTGTGTTTGATCACTTAGTTTAAACTCGCTACTCATTACTCTTGTTTAGTTGTTGTAGATTTATTGGCTAAAGATTTGGCAATGCTTTCACCAGATCTTCCAACAACATATCCACCTAATCCTATTTGTAATAATGTCCAGACATCGCCAGGAAGATCAATAGTAATAGCTGCTCCAAAGAAGAACTTAACTATTGGACCAAGTATATAGTTCCATATTAAAATAAATATAAGAACATACATTAATAGTGGTCGCCATGATGCAGTGAACCATCCTGCTTTTGCTTCAGCTTCTACGATAGACGCTGCAGCTTTTAATTCTTGTGTGCTTGATTGTAGTAATTGTGTTTGTAAATCTGCTTTTAACTTTGCTTGTAAATCTTTATCAGGTACTGATTTTTCTATTGTATTAAATAGTATCTTAGCAAGAGGTGCAACTGCTCCTAACATTTGTAACATTTAAACCTGACACTTTCTAACTAAGTTAGACAACTCTTCGCATCTGCTTGGTGTTTGTCTATACCATGCTGAGTTTATCATCTCTGCAGCAGCTCGTGTATAATCAAATTCGTTTAAGGCTGCAAACATATTCTTAAACTTAGATACACCAGTCTTTCCTAATTGAAATACCATTTCAATGATAACACCTTTAACAAGCATAGGTAATGGTGATGTACCTACTAATTCTTCCATACCTTGCTTAGCTTTATCAAAGTCTTTATCAAATAATTCTTCTAATATATCTTTGTCATAGATAACACCTTCAACAAAATCATCATCTTCAGTAAGTAGATGACCATAGCCAATGGTAGCTTTACCTAATGAGTCAAGGTAAACCTTAGCTACAAAACCTTCGTGCTTCTTTATTCTGCTTTTAACGTCTTCGTAATTCATTTGATTACTACTTTACCATCTTCATATACATAAACAATCTTTACATTTAAAGACTTTTGTTTTTTAGATGGAGATCTATTGATACGATCATTCTTTTTGTGTGCGTATTTAGTAGCTGACTTTCTGTATGATACAGTCTTAACGTCATAGTTGTGATACTCTTTTGTCTTAGTGTTATAAGTTATAATATCTATTGGACCAACACCACCTAGTGCTGTGAATACAATTAAGTTTGGATCTTTAGCAAAGTGTGCTTGAGCTAATGCTTCAGATACTAATCCTTTGTCTGCCTTTAACAATGTAAAACCCTGTGTTGTTTATTTAACGAACTTTAGAATAGAAAGAATAGAACCAACCAAAGCACCAACAATAATTAGGAAAGCTATAACGCCTTTGCCTTTGCTCATGTCAATTCTAAGATCTTTAACTTCAACTGTTAGATCATCTAATCTCTTAATGATTGTATCCATTCTTTCTTTTGAATACTTCTCATAAGAAGATAATCTTATAGCTGTAGCAGATATAGGTTGCTTCTTTCTCTTCATGCACTACCTATAGTGGTTGTGGATAAAAAGTCAATTATAAGATGTATGTGGATAGCTAGGTATTCACTATCCACACAGGTATTATCTACTCTTCGTCAGAGTCTTCGTCTTCAAGATCTAGCTCATCCTCATCTAGATCTTCTTCTTCATCCCAATTATCTTCTGGGTTCAGTTTCAATTCCAAATCATCAAGGAGATCTTTAATCTCATAGATGATGTCAGAAGCTGATTTTTGTTTCTTTGCCATGCTAACTCCTATAGTTGGTTTGGCAGTGCGGAAATAGAGTTAATTGAATAATAAGTAAATAAAATTATTTTTTATAACTTATTGTTTTATAACTATTATTTATTTATTTTTTATATAATTTTTCTACTGTATCTACGTAGTTCTTCCAGAATGATTTTGCATCTTCAAAAGCATCTGCATAGAACTTAGTCCAGTAGTTTTTAATATCAGTATAGTTTAACATTATATTCTCCATTGGTTAATGAAGTCTATATAGGTTAAATTATTATATTTTCAATATGGCTTTGATAGATTCAATAGCTTTACTGATTTCATCTTTATAAGCGTAACCAATGAAACCTCCAGCTATTAAACCAATAATAAGTGTAATCATATTATTAACTTGTTTGATTTAGAAAGATTAGCAGATGGTGTTAAGTATTGCAAGTTCCATTCTACATGTAATCCACATACTAATTTACTGTTCAAAGGAACTATGTGATCTACATGATAACCTTTGGGACAGTTCTTATAGATCTCTTTTATCTTTTCAAGATTAGCAAATTTAGGAGTAGCTCTTAATTTAGTTGCTCTTCTTTTAGCATCAAGTGCTTTTACTAAATGACGATTATTTAAAAGATATTGTTTTCTATATTCTTTATTTTTTAAACGATATTCTTTTATCTTATCTTTATTATTTACACGATATTCTGCGTTATATTTTTTTGTCTTATCTTTATTTTTTAAACGATATTTTTTTATTTCATCTTTGTTATTTATATAATGTAATCTATTTAATTCGTTAAACTTTTCTTTATTTTTTAAATAATATAATTTGTTTTTTTCTTGTAATTTTTCTTTATTATTTAGACGATATAATTTACTTAATTGGTTTATTCTATTTTTATTTTCTAAATAAAATATTCTACATCTTTCTTTTATTTTTTCTCTATTATTTAAATAATATTTTTTACTACTTGGTTTACGATCTTCTTTATTTTTATATGGCATTTATAATTGTAATTTATTTCTTATTTAATTGGCTAATAAAACTGCCATGGTATTCTGTTGAGCCAAGGTGAGTTATAGGTGTACTCAGATCTGTCCAGATTTCGCCACCGCATTCTTCCCATAATCTACAGAAGTAATAGTCTTCAGATAAGAATCTATTAACACCATCTTTCTCTCTATAAATTCCGACAGGAAAAAAATCAAACGCATTCTGTGAGTTTTCTATCCCTGTTCTTAGATCTGGTTTATATTTAAGCTGAGGATTCTTATCCATGATTGAAGTAAATACTTCACGTTTAATCATCATGAAACCTGTGGCACTTTCCTTTACTCTTGCAAATCCCTGTTTAAATTCTGTGTTAGGATATAGATTAACATTGAATTGCAAAAGATAATCACGCATTGTTTGTTCATCTATATTATTATTTTCTTTGATACGATCTAGTAACTGCTGCCAGTAAAATCCTTTTACAGGATAGGTGCATGTAACAACTTCTTTATTAAACTCTATAACTCTTAAAAGATTCTGTAATGTGAAACCAATGTCAGCATCAATAAATAATAGGTGTGTTCCATTAAATTCTTTATTATCTAAGAACTTAGTTACAAACTTATTTCTAGCACGATTGATTAGGGACTCAGTTGGTAGTGTTTCAATCCTAAGATTGTGTCCCATATCATTTAAAGGTTTGATGCAATTAAATAATGAATGAAATGTTAGATTGCTGATGTTACCACCATAGCATGGAATGGCTATTAAGATGTTCATTTGTTATTTGAATTGCTTACCTGTAACCCAAGTAACTAATGAATTTCTTTCACCTTTAGTTACTGGCATAACTTCATGCAATACATAAGAAGGAAATATAATTAATGTCCCTTGTGCTTTATCCATAATATTTGCTTCATCATCATCTCCATCATAAAGTTTAAGTTCTCCACCTTCATATTCATCAGGATTTGTAAGTTGAACAGAAATAGATAATTTTCTAACTGGCATATTTATTGATCTATCAACGTGCTTACCATATTTACCAGATGGTGCTTCGTAATTAGTAAATTGAAATCCTTCATTTATTCCAAATAAATCAAATTTAAAAAATCTTTCATTAAGATTTAATGTCATATCAGTTACTCTACGAAATACCCAATCAATACCATCAACTGGATATAACCAAGATATTTTAGAATCTCTAACATCAGATTCACCTTTAGTCTTTCCTTTAATTAAACCTTTATCTTTTGCAATATTAATAATTGTTTGACACTCTTCTTTAGAAAATGCGTTGTTCCAAAATGCGTAAAGATTAGTTTGATCTACTTCAAAATTCCAAGATGAATTTTCAAATTTAGGTTCGTGAAGTTTTATTACTTCTGACATATTATTCCCTTTTGTTTTTTTTAAAATACTATACTTCTACTATATCCCAAGTCAATGTTGATTCGTTCCAAGTATATCTATTATTGTCTTGTGGATAAGCAACTGGTGCATTCCAAAGGCAAGTATCTTCATTTAATATCCAAGAGTTATAAGGTTTTTTAGGTATAAAAGCATCTCTATCTTCATCATAAGTATAACCTATTCCTGCATGATTTTTTCTTAAAGGTGTTCCATTGTTATTATGTACTCCACCATGAGTATTGTAAGATGTTTGTTTCCATACTGGATAACCTGTTAATTTTGTTAAAAAATCTATACCTATTGCTTCTTGTTCAACTCCATTACTGTCATGTAAAACTTCATTAACTACTGATTGAACTTCTATTACTTTATTGTTTAATCCTATTTTTGCAAAACTAGCCATTATGCTGTGTAACTCCCTGAACCATTAAATTGTAAAATTGTATTACTACCAGATGTTGTAACTGTTGGCGAACCAGTTGTAGTTGAAGAATAAAAAGCAGTTGGTACACTTAATATAACAACTCCTTTACCACCAGCTCCACCAAAACCTGAACCTCCTGGAGCTCCATAATTACCTCCACCTCCTCCACCTGTATTTGCAGTTCCTGAAGTACCTGTGGCATTATCAACTGCACCAGCTCCTCCACCTCCAGCTCCTCCAGATCCAGCAGTTGGTCCACTATAAGTAGAACCTCCACCACCTCCAGCTCTTGTAACAGATGAGCCTGTTATAGAAGATGCAGTTCCATCTCCACCATTTCCTCCAGTTGAACTTGTACCAGCACCTCCGACAGCTCCTGCTCCACCACCACCTCCTCCACCATATCTTGGAGCAGATGGAGAACCAGCTCCACCATTATTTCCTTGACTTGGAGATGTACTTGGTGTGTTACCAGAACCAGCAGTTGTTGGACCAGATCCACTACCTCCTCCACCAGAACCACCATTACCTCCACCTCCAGCAGGTTCACTTCCACCTTTACCACCACCAGCTGATGTAATTGTTGTTAAACCAGAACCTGAAATTGATGAATTAGAACCAGGATTAGCTGCACCAGTATTTACAGCAGCTCCACCATCTCCTACTGTTACTGTAATTACTGTTCCTTGATTTGCTGTTTGAGTTGATGTTCTATATCCTCCAGCTCCACCTCCACCACCATGACCAAAAGATCCTCCACCTCCTCCTCCAGCTATTACTAAAAAATCTATTGAATAACCAACTCCTGATAAAGCATCTGTTCCTTCTTGAATTCCTGATACTGCTAACCAACCTTGTGTTGAATCTATATAAGTTAAAGTTACTCCTTCTCTATCTCCTGTTAATTGTAAATTATTTGTACCACCTTCTATTTTATTTGAATTAGGATTAATTGTTAAAGCATTAGTGTCAAAAGTTCCTGCATAATCTACTATTTGAACATAATCTCCAACAGATGGAGAAGCAGGTAATGTTACTGTAAATGCAGATGAAGTAGTATTGCAAGGATAACCTCTACCACTTACAGCAGTAAAACCACTTGTCTGAACTGATTGCCAAGATGTTCCAGAAGATACAGTTGCAAACTCTAATGCAGTTGCGCCAGAATTAACCCTTAATGTTTGTAATGAAGTTCCAATAGCTGTTAATCCTGTTCCACCTCTTGTAGTAGGTAAAGCAGAAGTAAATCCAGTTACATCAAAATCCCAAGAAGCAGCAGTTGTTCCAGTAACTAAAATACAAGTGCATGTTGCAGTTGTGTTTGCTTGAATAGTTCCTACTAAATTAGAACCAGAAGAATTTACTGTAAGAGAACCAGTAGAATTATTATGAATTTCAAAAGTATGTCCAAGTGTTAATGTGGTTACAACTGGTAACACAATAGTTTGTGTAGTTGATCCTGTAAAATATTGTTTATAGTTACTTGATACTGTTAATGTAGTTGTACCAGCTGCTGTGGCAGTTGTTGTATATCCAATTTTAATATTATCAATAGTAGGTAATGTTAATGTTTTATTAGTAAAAGTTTCAACTCCAGTTAACGTAGCAAATCCAGCTGTACTTACAGCAGCAGCTTGCCAAGCAGAACCTGAATAAACCTGTAATGTACTAGATGTAGTATTATAATATAGATCTCCTGCTGTTAAAGGATCACCATCATTATCTAAAGTTGGTGCAGTAGCTTTAGCACCTAAATATGTATCATCAAAATTATCGGCAGCTGTTAAAGCAGCATCTCTTGCAGCGTTAGCCGCATTAGCTGCATTACTAGCAGTGTTAGCAAAATTGCTAGAATTGTTAGCAAAATTAGATGAGTTACTAGAATATCCTAAAGCTAAAGTTGCATTAGCTGATGCAAAACCTGCTTGTGTTGTAGCAGTTGCTGCATTTGATGAAGCAAAGCCAGCTTGTGTAGTTGCAGTAGATGCACTTGTAGATGCAGATGACGCACTATTAGCAGAATTAGAAGCATGATTACTAGAATTGCTTGCATGATTAGCAGAATTACTAGCATGATTAGATGAATTAGAAGCATGACCAGAACTTAGAGTAGCATTTGCTGCAGAAGCGTTAGCACTGTTGCTAGAATTATTTGCAAAGTTAGAAGAGTTAGATGCGTTTGCTGCAACACCTGCTAAATATGTTGCAGATGTATTAGCACTGTTAGATGCGTTGTTTGCAAAATTAGAACTGTTAGATGCGTGGTTAGCAGAATTACTTGCATGATTAGCAGATGTGTTTGCAGAATTAGATGAATTTGATGCAGAGTTAGCTGCGGCATTAGCAGATGTACTAGCTGCAGCTGCATCAACAATTAAATCCCATTTAGCTACATCAGCATTAGAACTGATTGGAGTTGTACCAGTAGATGTGTGAGTTGTATTACAAAGATATACGTTATTGTTAGATGAATCTTTTACAATATCTCTAGCATTAAAAGTAACACCAGAACTCCAGTTACCTCTATTAGTTCCAAGCTCTTGTGTAACTGATAATTCACCATTAGTATCAAATGCTAGAATTTTATTAGCACGATCTGATGCACCTACTGTAAACTCTGTAGATGTCATTGTATTTGTTTTAGATAATTTTAAAGATCTTGTTACTTCTTCTTGTAATTGTTGAATTGCCATTGTTGCTCTGTCTAAACCTTCTTCATGAGATTCAGCAGGGAATGGATCGTTAGCTATATAATCTATTGCTTGTGTTTGTGGAATGTTACGTCTTAATACAACTGTCTGAGTTGATGTTGGAATATTACCTGATGTGAATATAACTGATCCACCACCTGAGTTACCAGCACCTGTTACTGTATAGTGAGTTGTAATAGTTTTAGTTGTTTCAGTTCCATTAGCTGAACGAATAATTACTTGAATATCTGAATCTGCGAATATCTTGAATGTGTATGAGAAAGTAGTTGTAGAGTTATCACCACTATAACTGTTTCTAACTGTAGTTGAAGATATTGTCATATTTTATATTCCTATATATTATTTTGCAAAGTAATCAACAACCATATTATTTACATTTTTAATACCTAAACCATTATGTAATATAAATAATGATAAACCATTTTTTATTTCTCTTTCGCTTGGTTCATAAGTAGGATCTGTAATTGTTTTAGATAATGTTCTAGTAGAACCAATAATATTACTAAACAAATTAACTGTTGGTATTCCAGATAATAAATCAGCAGACAATTCTGTATTTCTTCCATATCCAAATATATCATCACTTGTAAATGGATATGCTATTGTAGATGCTCCAAGGGGAAGTAATGATGACCAAGAAGATCTTAAAAATGATACTCTACCTATATTGCTTGCAGATAATTTTTCTTTTAAATATTCTTCCCTATCTCTTAAACCAAATGAATTAATATAAACTTGTGTTGTATAGAATAAACCAGACATAAGTGTTGAAGAAAAAAATCTTGACCAAGTTTCAAAATCTTTTCCTCTTGTTTGATGTAATGTATAAATACCATTTAACAATTGTTTTTCATAAGCCTGAATACTAAATGTTCTAAATTGAGTTAATAATTTAGCAAAATCTGTAGTAAACCATTTATTCATTGTTGCTAAATCTGTTTGTTGAGCGGCAATTTTATCTATCCATCTATTAAGACCAACTGTAAAACTAGATCTTGCTTCAACACTCCAATCATCTAATCCTAAACTTTTAAGATAACTATTTTCAAATTTAGCATGTTGTTTAATATTTTTTGATATTTCATTAAATTGATTTTCAGTCCAACCTAATTGTCTATATCTTACTTGATCTCCTAATTTTAAAAATTTATATATATCTGTTGTTTTATGTATATCTGATAAAACAATCATATTTTCAGCAATCTTACTTGTTAATGCTTTAGCACCCATTATTTGAGTTGTTGATGTCATTGGATTTTGTAAAGATACATCTGCTACAAATCTTTTTGCTTTTGCAGAAATAATTTCTAAATTGTTTAATACATTTGATTTATCTAAAGAAAGAAAATCTTCAGATCCTTCTAATCTTGCAGAAGGAGAGTTCATAAATCTATCTAAACCAAGATTTAATCCACCTGCTGCATCTAATTCTTTTAATAAAGGATCATTAAAAGCAACCTTTCCAGAAATAAATCTATTCATTATATTTTTTAATTCAGGCATTGTTCTTAAAGCTGTACTCCAACCAACCTCTCCAAGTACACTTCCTAATTCAGATCCTTGTGCAAATCCAACCTGACCAAATAATCTTAAAAAGTTATAATCTCCAATTAATCTCATTACTCTTCTAGTTCTGTCGCTAGAACCCATAACTGTTTCTAAAGGATTTTGTCTGCCAATAAAAGAAGCATTTATAACTTTTAATATATCTAATTCATTTTCTATATCTGTGTTTCTTGATTCAATTCTTGCTAAAAAATTATCAAAATCTCTATTTGTTTTAAAACCACCAAATCTAGCCATAGCAGCTTGACCAATAACTTGATTTACATATCTATCTAAAACTGTTTCAAAATTTCTATCCATTAATTCTTTAATAGACAAAGATCTTACAGTTCCATCTTTTATAGATTTAACATCTGTTTTGGTATTAATATCAAAATCTAATCTTCTTCTTGCGTTTGGATCAAGTAATTTATTTTCTTTTGTTGATGCTTTTTTTACGATCTCATCAATTTGTTCTTTAGTTAATTCTAAATCTTCTAAAAATTCTCTTAATCCTATTTCATCTGTTCCTTGAAATGCTCTTGCAAATATAGATTCAGATCCTCTATATCTAGGAGTTGATATTTTTTTAACTATTCCTTTGATCATACGATCAAAAATTTTAGAATCTAATTGTGTTTTTAATGTTGGTAAAGCATTGCTATAAACTTTATAAACTTGATCTAAACCATACTCATCAACAGCAGAACTTAATTTTGCTTGATTGTGAATGTGAGGAAAATAATTTTTAATTCCTCCTTTTGCCTTAATATCTCCCCATCCTAATCTTCCACTATCTCCTACAACTTGTAATGTTTCATCAAAAGCTCTACCACCTAATTGAGCATAGGTTTTCATTTGTGGAGTTACATATTTATATTTTGATGCAAGCTCTGGAAATTCTCTTAAATCTGAAATAATACTATTAAATGTTTCTATTTTAGCACTAAGCTGCATACCATTTGCTTCTGGATTTGATTTTAAAAATGATTGATAAGCTAAATCTCTATATTCTTTTACTGGGTATAATATTTGTCTTATCTTTCTTGTTTTATATTCTAAACCAGTATCTCCTCTTGAAGAACCAATAACAGGATCTGGTAAAAAAACTTCTGAAAATTTACGAATTTCATTATCTGTTGATTTTGATAAATAAGAAGAATTACTAAATCTTAAAAAATATTTTGATATACCCTCTCCTTTTCTCCATTGATTTTCAATTTCTTTAATTGCATCTTTATCATCATCAATTAAAGATGCTGCTTTAGGATTATCAGTTACAGTAAAATCATAAGGATCTTCTAATTTTGCATCTTGTAATCTTTTTTTTCTTAAGAAGTCTTCATTAATTGTTGTTTTGTTTTTAACAGCAAATGTATTTAATTCATCAATTTCAATATTATTCATAGCTTTTCTTGCTACAGAATCTAATTTAATATTAGCTTGATCAATTTCTGGAAATTTAGTTGTTCTTGAAAAAGTTCCTGCTACTCCACCAAGAAGATATCCTCCATAAAGAGCATAACGAATATCATTAGGATCTTTCATTGGATCTAAGGCAACTAACCCTGCTTCAATTACAGCGTTTTCTGTTCCAACTAATGCACCATAAGTTACAGCTCTTTTTAATCTTGCAATTTTTCCACCATACACAAGAGGAGGAAGTAAACCTCCAGTTCCAACTGTAAGTGCAATAGCAGCAGGATCTGCAATTGAAGCAACCATTCTTGCTGCAAATCCTTTCCATCCATAATTAGCAAGTTCTTTTTCAACTTCTAATCTTTTATCAACTTGATTTTTTAAAAAATAAAAATGATTATTACTTTTTGATTCTAAAAAAGCTCCTCTAAGAAATTCAGGATATTGTTCTATAATATCAAATTGATCTTTTGTAATTTCATAATTAAAATCTCTTTCTGTATAAGAATCTTTAGTAAATAAATTTACTCCACTATAAAATAAATTATCAATTTTAAAAGCCTCTTCTGTTGCTTTTCCAAAATCATAAGTACTTTCTCCAACTCCTCTTTGTTTATTTAAAAAATATTCTACATCAGTTGGTATTTGAGATAATGGAGTTCCTAACCCTAATTCATCTGATACAAATTTTATTGTAGGTTGTTGATCAATTTTTGGTTGATCTTGATTAATATTTTCTAATTTTTCACTGCTCATTTTATAATATATTGATTTAATGCAGTATCAGGATCTACTAATATTTCTCTTTTTGCTCTTAGTGAAAAAAGAAAATCTTGGTATCTTTGATCTCTTGCTAAAGGATAAACATTTTCTATTAATTGTTTATCAGTAATAACTCCTCTTGAAAATTCGTTTTTATCAAAATCTGCTGGTGATGGATTAAATATAACAATTGATGTTGGATATTTTCTATTTATAATTTGAATACCAGAAATATCAAATCTACCCATTGATTCAATATCAACAGCAATTAAATCTTCAAGATCATGTTTATCTTTATTAATTCTTCCAGAATTGTAAAGAAAATCAATATATGCTTTTACTGATACATCATGTAATTCTGGTCTATATTTTTTTATAGGAACTAAATTATCAAAAATATCTACTCTAAAATTTTCAGATATTCTTTGTTTAACAGATTCTAATATTTTATCCTGATCTGCTGGATATATTTTATATAACGTATTAGCGTATTTTGCTACTAAGTCTTCTATTTGAGATACATTTTTAGCATCTGTTTTAAACCAAAAACTAGTTAAATCCTTAGCTGTTGATTGAATTTTTTTGCTATCAACAAATCTACTTTTTATTTCTGTTGAATTTTTATTTTTATAATATTGACTATATGCTGCAACTGCATTTGGTAAAGTTTCACCCATTGTATCTGTTAAAAATAATGCTGTATCATAAAAATCCATTTGATCCTCTGTAAGTTTCATAGAATTCCTTAAATAAGGTAATGCACCTTGTGATCTATAATTTCTATAAAGATTTATAGAAGCACCTACAGCAGCAGTATTTCCAGTAATAGCAGCATTAGAAAAGCCAACATTTAATAATTTTTTATGTTGATCTACAACTCCACCATTTTGAATAGCTAATTCTGCTATTTGTGAATCTGAATATTTATTTGTAGAATATAAAGAATCTATTGCTTCGTTCTTTTCTTTTTCATTAAGTAAAAATCCTTTTCTTTCTAAAACAGTTTCAGAATTAATTTTTATATTTTCTAATTTTAAAAAGTTTTCTTGTGCTTGTAATATTAACTGACTTTTTAAATTTAAATCTGCATTTTTATATAATTCTGGATTTTCTTTTACTTTTTGTAAAAAAGAAATTGGTTCTTTTGAATCTTTAACCATTGAAAAAGTATCTATTATTTTAAACTTTTCATCTAATTTAATTTTTTTAGTATATGGATCACCCATATATTTATTGTTTACATATTCTGCAGATTCATTGTATGCCTGTCCAGATTCTATATAATCTGGTATTGTACCCATTTTTGAAACTAAACCAGAATCCCAATCCTTATCAACTCTTTCTGCATTTTTTTCCATTGCATCTCTTGATGATTTTATAGTAGCTAAATTTAATTGTGTTAAGTTTGCACCTAATTTTGTAGATACTGCTCTTTGAACAAATCTATTTTCGTTAGAAAGATTTTCGTTTATAAAATTATCAATAACTTGTCTTCCTTCTCTTTGGAAACCATCAGCTGCATCTGTTGGAAATGGATTGTTTTTATATTTATCATAAACCTCATATAATTTTGGTAATGCTTTGTTTTCATAATCAATGGCTTTTAATTTAGCCTCTTCTTCTTTTTCTTTAATATAATAATTAGAAATTAATGATTGTGCTTTAGTAAAAACATCATTAGTAACTGGAACTTGAAAAGAAGTTTTAACTCCTGGTACTTCTGCAGTTGGTCTTCCTTGTGCTTCAAATGTAGGTATCTTTGGCATTATTGATTCCTTGATCTGTTTGCTGATTTAGATTGTATTCTTAAATTACTTATACTGTTATTTCTTGGATTTCTATCTTTATGATCTACATCTTTACCAAGTAAACTGTTTCCATGTTTCTTTTTTAACATTCTTCTAGCACCATTTCTACCAGCTCTATCTTTCTTTTGTTCTTCACTAGAATGATAATTTTCATATTCTTTTTTATAATTTCTTTGCATTACATGCTTCCTAGTTCTGATCTAATATATTGAGGTTTTGCTGATCCAGCACCAAACCCACTCATTCCAAGTAAACTTGTACCTGTACTCATTAAAGTTCCTATTTGTGCAGTTCTTGCTGCTTGTCTAGCAACTTGTCCCTGTATCCTAAAAAAATTTGCTTCTTCAAATTTTCTAGCTGCACCTACTTTAGCATTATAATCTATAATGTTTTTTTCAATTTCTGCTTGTTCGGCATTAGCTCTTAATACTCTTAGTCCAGTTCCAGATAAATCTGCACCAGTTTTTAAAATTCTAGTTGTTGTTTGTCCCTGTAGTTGTTGAAACTTTTGATCAAATCTAGCTATATCAAATTCTTTTTGTTTTTCAATCTGTGCAGCTTCTTGCTCTGCAATTTGTGCATTACGATTTTGAATAGATTGATTATATTTACCTGCAGCACCTTGTTGTTGATATTGTGCTACACCTAAACCACCTACTGCTACTATTGCTGCCGTTTCTAGTCCCATTAATATATCCTTGACATTCTATAATGATCGCTACCATCAAATCCGTAGCTTTTCATTAATCCTTCATTAGTAAATCCTAACCACTTAGCAAATCTTATACCAATGCCAAAGTCAGTTCGTACTGCAGTTTGTAATCTTTTAATATTATTAGATGTTGCAAGATAATCTATATTTTGCTTTACAGCTTTTGCAATCGTTATTGGATAATTCCATACATCATTCTTAGCAATGAACCAACCCTCAGCTACATTACCCCATATTCTTTTCATACCAGCTGCTGCAATAACCTTATCATTAATTAATCCTGTAAATGCTAAATGCTCTTGTTCTAAATCCATACATTCTTTATTGTTATCACTAATAATAAATGATGCGTCTTTTTGTGTAAGCATATGGTTCATTTGTGATTGCATTATCAGTTTGCCATGATCTTGTTTATAAGGAATTATAATTAATTTATTAACCATCATTTGTAATCAATTCTGGGTATAGCGATAAAACTGTTAAAGGTAAAGGTTGAGTTTGACGTACATAAATGAAACCATCAGTTTCATAGTTGCCTCTAAACTCTACTTCCTTATCACCTGTAAATACTGGAATAGATTGATCCATAGGATTAGCAGAGGATCTAAATGGTATTGTTTCCATATTGTTTAAATCTGAACCAACTTCAACACCAACTGACTCATAAAGTCTTACTGTAATATTATATATTCGTTTTGTTTTAGCTTGTGATGTACCATTCTGTGATCCAGCATCTATTCTCATAGTTTGTAATAATGATGTATAAGCTAAACCAACTTTAACTTTATTAACAAATCTTGATAAAGATATAGCACCTGATGCTACAGTTTTTTCAGGATGTGTTGCACCATTAGCAAGTACAGATACAGATTGTCCCTCAAGATGTTCTAATCCTGTTACTGAATTAACAACTTGAGATACAGTTGCACCAGCTGTGTGTGTAGCTGCTGTAGTACTATTAGTTCCTCTTGTACAACCTGTTAATGTATTTGTAGATATTCCTGTATAAGTAATTAATTCGTTATCTATTTTAACTGTACCTGTAGTTGTAAAAGAAGTTGCTGATGTTAATATAATAGAAGTTACAGAAGTATTAACTGTAGTGTTAAGAGTTGTAGTTGCACCAGAATAAGAAAGTTGAGAATCTAAGAAATTAAAATTTGTATTATCTGTTTGATCAAAATCAAATTGATTTATATATTCTACATAACGTCTTGTAACACCATTAATGGTACGTTTAACAATAACCCATGATTGATATTCTTTATCATCTGTAGGAATGGTTGCTATGGATTCGCATACTGCAATACCTGTACTAAATGCACCACCAAATATATGTTGATGCCAAGCAACAACTTGTTGTTCTCTTTGATAAGTTAAACAAACTAATCTACCATCTGATCTAACACACCAAATAAGTTGATTAGGTTCTTGTTGATAAGACATAGAGTTAATTCCAGATTCTGAAATATGTTCAGCAAGAATAGTCATGTCAGGTGCAACATAACCATCAACATCAAAGTTATAAGCTAGTTCTCTAATCTTTCTTTTAGCACGTTGTAAAAATAAAGTTACGTTTCCAACAGGAATTGCATCTATATTTGCACAACCATGATTAGATTGTTTTTTAATAAGAATGTTTGTTGGAGTTACAGGATCATCTGTACCACCACCTGATACTGAAAATTCACCACCTACTGTGCCAACGATTAGTGTTCGTGTTGCAGATAAAAATCTAATTGCATTAACTTGGTTAGAAGCAATGGTATAAGTAATTGCATCATCGTCTGCTACTGTGCCATGATAATTCTCATCAAAGTTTTCATAATCACCTGATTTAGAAAAATATAATGTTTGAGGATTTTCTGTTGTACCTGCAAATACTAATCTTTGTTCAAAGAAAGATACGCAAGAAGGATAACCTGTAGTTATTGACCAAGCTCCTAATGCCCAGTCGGTTGTCGCAGAAGTTGTAGATAATGCTGTTATAACATCTGCTACTACAACAAGTGTACTAGATACTGTTGTTATTTTTGCTAAACCTTTTCCTGTTCCTAAATGAATTAATCTACCAGCGTCTGTTGTTTTAAATCCTTCATCACCATTAATACCAATAACATCTGATGCTGTAATTGTAATACCATTACCAGTTGTAGCTGATGCAGTTAATGTTGTAAGTTCAATATTATGATCTTGTAGTGGACCAGCTGTAAATTGAACATCATCTAATTCCCAATTTGTATGACCAGTTCTTGATAATTTATGAACGTGATATTTAGGATGACAAATGTACATAACATCTGCTGATTGTGCAAATTTTAAATCAGCTAGATCTGCTGTTTCAAATGGCGTTGCTAAAGTATAAACTCTATTAAATACTCCACCTGATGTGTAAGTTGTATAAGAAGTTGTATTAACATTATTTCCATCAATATCTTGTAATTCAAATGTAGTTAAAGTTTTATTTGCAACTTTAAATCTTTTACCATTTACTTGTGTCATTCCACCAACACCAGATATTACAACTGTATCTCCATTATTAACTGATGTTGTTAATCCTTTAACAACAATAGTTGCTGAATGAGGATTATCTAATGTACCAGTTGTAGTAAAAGCTCCTGGATCTTCTATATTAGAATTAACTTCTCTAGTTGCTGTTGCAAGTCTTACATGAGTTGTTGTTCCAGATGATGGATCTCCAATAGTTTTTAAATTAGTATAGTTAGTTGGTGCTGCGGTAAAAGCATTATTAGATTGTCTTGTTGTACATGCGGCAATAAATAAATTTTTAGTTGAACTCCAAGATGTTGTTAATGATGGTGGATCATTTACGTTAGTAGCTGCAAAAGATGCTTCTGGTAATCCTTCATAATTAGATATTCTATAAGTAATAGCAGAAACGTGAGATGATGTTACTGTTAAATCAATGTGAGTAGTTTCTGATCCATCTGATATTTTATAATAGATATAAGATGATCCTGTTGATGATCTTGATGAAAGTAAAGTCCAGCCAGTTGGAGTTGTTGCAGTTCCAGTTGATCCTAATTTAGCAACCATAATTAATAAATCACCTGTGATAATATTAATTGGCATAGTTACTGGAGCTGTAGTTACAGCAGATCCTGAAGATGTATAAACTGCTGTTTCTTGTACTATTGGATAAGATGATGTTGAGAATGATCCTGTTACAACACCAGGATTAGCTTTTGTAATTCCTGATATAGTTAAATTGCTTTCTAATATTGAACCACTGTCTTTATAAAATCTTATATATTCATTTCCAAATTCTAAAATGTAAGTTTGTGTTGTTGAAAATTCAAAAGGTATTAATCTTGTAAATGCTGATGATGTTTTAACTTCAGCTACAAATGTTGTACCTGGTCTTCTAGCTGCAGATCCATGAGGATAAACAACCATGTTCTGTAAAGTCTTACAACCAGATGCGTATTTAGCTAGATCATTTCTACCATCTAAACGTGGTGATAATTCTCCACCTGTAAAGTTTGTTAATTGAACAGCAACTCTAGCCATGGTTTTTAAAACCTAGAGTTGATAAACGTATTTGAATCTACTACAGATGCCATACCCATTTCTTGATCTGTGTTATATCCTTCAGTTGAATCTACAAATCTAGCATCTTTTAATTTTTCTTGATACAGTGAATACATTTGCGTAGCTACTGGATTAGATGAAGTTACTGCATAAGCAATATCAGCAGCTAACGCAGCACTTAATACTTCTCTAAGTAATTGATCGTATTCATTAGGATCTTCAACTCTTGATATGTATAATATTTTCATAGAAGTAGAATGGGATAAAATCTTTCTGCCTTCTACAACGTGATCAGATTCGTAATCTAAAATTTTAATTAATCTTAAACAGTCTGATGGTAATGTAAATTGTTTTGTAAATCCCCAAGCTGGTGCTTCTGTATCAGCTGGTAGTTGAACTCTTTTTAATAAACAGTTCCAAGGGTGATGTCTAAATACAGCATCTCTTACATTTAAAAATCTAGCATTACAAAGTCTTGCGTTCTTAGAATCTTCTGTAAGTGTTAAGATTGTAGATGCACCTAATTGATTTAAAGCTCCGTTACAAATTTCTACTACTGATGCCATATTAAACTTTCTTTATAATATATTTACGTCTTAATTGTCTAGGTTTTACTGCTGCAAAGATCTCAGCTTCTGTAAGCTCTAAATCTTTATCAAAACCATGATGTGCAGTTGATGTATGTTTAAATCTATCAACTAGAACATAGCGATAGATATAATCTTTATTTTGTAAATGTAAAATTGTTTTTACGTTGTCAGTCTTCTTCATAATAAACAGTGGGGATTTTTAGTCCCCACCATTTAAAGTAGTATTATTCTACTACGTATCTTACGATTAATTGAACAAGACCAGATGCTGATCCACCAGCTAGCGTAATGCTAATTGGTAATCCATCTTGGTTTGCATCAACTACTGATCCAGATCCTAATGCTTGTGTAGCAAATATATCTGTTCTAGCAGCAGAAGATGTACTTGTAGCAGCTAAGTAACCAGCTGTTGATAAAGCAACAGTTGTTCCTGCAGCATTTTTATAAGCAGCATATCCAACTGATAAAGTTGTAGAAGCTCCTAATGCAGCATTTGATAAATAACCATCAATGATTCTTGCACCATTTGGTAAATTTACCATTTCCACAACATCGCCTATTGAAGCAGAAGCTAAAGTTACATCCGCAAATGCAACTCTAAGTTTTCCACTTTGCTCATTCGCATCAATCTTTTCAGAAGGTACGTTTTGCGACCATTTAGTCTTTTGTGTCGAGTATAATGTAGCCATTATAGTTTTCCTTTTTTGTTAGTTATTATTCGTCGCAAGCTATTTGAACAACTTTTTCTTCTTCCATTCTAGCTGCACCAATGCTCATAGCGTAATAAACTTGAGTGCTGTATGATTTGTCAGCTCTCTCGTCAATTCTTGCTAGAACATCTTGACCAACTGCTAATTTAATAGCGTCAGCTGTGAATGCATAACATAGTCTGTCGTCTGTGTTTGTTGCATCAAATACTAATCTGTTAGACACAATAAATTTAAAACCTAGGAAAGAGTCTAATTGTCCCTGTGCTAGTGCTTTAACTGTATTGAAGTCAGCAGATGTAACTTGAGTTGTTCCTAATAGATCACTAATTTGTTTTGGTCCACATACGATGTATCTTTGTATGCTTGGATCAACGTCAGCAGCATCTAAAAGTCTTTTTGCTTCTAAAAGTTTAGTTATAGTTAAACCATCAGTTTGTGATGAACTATAAGGTTTTTGAGCAGAAGGAAGTGCAACAGAAGTAGATCCTGTTTCACCTGTATATGCTGTTCCACCTAAAGCAGCGATTATCACATCATCCATAGCTCTTCCCATTGCAGAAGCCGCAGCTTTTGCATAAGAAGAAGTTGGATCAATTAATAATCTAACTTTGTCTGCATTGTCTATTAGATCAGCCCACTCATAATCAGCAAGAGAAACTCTTCTTCTTGAGTGCGGTGTATCTACCTGTGGAGTATCAGAGTGTCTAGATGTTCTTAGAACAGCAGTTGTTTTACCAACTTGATCAAAGAACGCATTCTTTCCTACTACTGACTCAACATCCACAGCTCCTCTTAAATACGATCCCATTTGTTGAGATAGCATTTGTACGTTTGAACTGTACTGCTGTACAAAAGCAGTTGTTATTTGATTTGACATATTGTCATTTCCTTTTGTTAAGTTAAGTTTAAGTTTATTTCAGAAAGTTCCCCACCACCGAGGTAGGCTATCTTGCATTTAACGACTGTTAGTCGGTTGTCTTTCCAACAGGCAAGTAAGGTTCTAATAGAATTGTCTTACAATTTCTAAGAAGATTTAATTAAAAATCTCCCTAGAAATCGCAATACATCAATTTTGAATTGATTGCAATAAGATTATTGCGTAAGCATTTCTCTTAATGCTAGCACCTGATTAACTACTTTGTTGTGATTAGGGTGCATTTTATTCCAATAAGCACCTTGTCTATCAGATGTTAATTCTTCAATTTCTTTCTCAACATCTCTACCTTGAAGTATATTATCAGATTCTGTACCGATAATTTTATCTTCAGATAATAGATTAGCAATATTAGCAAATGCTTTAATGATCTTTGGATTATCACCTAATCTAGATCCATCTCTTAATTGAGTATCAAGAAGTTCTGGTTCTAAATAAGTTTGAGCAACATTTGCAGCTTTTCTCAAGTTGTCATCGTATGCTCTTCCCCATTCTGATCTTAAAGCATTAGTAGCTTCAGCTTGTGCAGTTTCCATATTCACTGACATTTCTTTTGCTGAACCTTCTAATGTTGATTTATAAAACTCTAATATGCCTTGAGCTTGTTTATTATTTAAACCTAACTTGTGAGCATTTTGTGCGAAGCCTTTGATTACTTTTTCATCAACAGGAGCAACATCAGTTTTAAATTCTAGTTTATAATTATCAGGAGTTTCTGGTCTTCCTAATTTATTATACACTTCATTCCACTGTTCATCTGTTGCAGACTTTCCTGGAAGAGGAATCTTATCAGTTCCAATCATAGATACTGCATTGATGTAGCTTTTAGCTAACGCATCTAGTTCAGTAAATTTTTCTATGTTTGGATTTGATCTATACTCTTCAGAGATCGCTTCTTTCCAAGTCTTGCCAGAAGATGGTTGAGTTGGTTGTTGTGTTGAGCTTAGTATTGGTTGTGATGTTTCCTGTGTACTTTGTGTTGTTGCACTTGTAACAGGCTGAGTTCCCTCAGTTGTCTGTACTTGTTCTAACATTTTATTTTCCTTTTAGTTTATCATTTAGCAGCATGTTTTTAATAAATAGAAGAACGCTGCGTTGTCCCTCCATATATGCACTTTCATGGCTATCACCTCTTATGTTGGTGGTAACATTATAGTGGCATCTCTTTTCTAAATCTTGCATGACAATCTTGCCATCATCAGATTCAAAAACCATTTTATAATATTCTTTTAATTTATTTACTTGATCTTCCATTTATTTTCCTTTCGTTTGTTATTCTTGTGGTGCTACTAAAGCTCTAGCCTCCTCAGGTAATGCCTTGGCAAGTGGTGCTACAGCTCCACCAGCTTGTGCAATTTGTTGCATTTGTTGCATTTGCATTTGTTGATCTGCTTGTTGTTGTTTCTGTTGTCTAATCGCATTAACTTCTGATTTAGAGTTTAATACTTTAGCAGGAACACCAACGATGTCAGCTAAGTGTGTTACTAGATTATCAATATTAATATGATCAAATACTGGTGATACTTGTGCAAGTGATCCAAATATTTCTATAGCTCTCATAATAGATTGTAGTTCAGAAGATCTTTGTGCTTTAGCAAGTGGTGATACATATTCAATTTGAATATCTACACCTGATAAAAAATCTGGTGCTGGTTTAAATAATTTCTTTCTAAGTAATATTGCAAAAGTTCTATCAATGAGTGGTCTTAATAATTCTGATTGTAATCTTCCTAGAACTGGACCAAGCAATCTCATCTTCTCTTCGTTACGTTGTACAACTTCTGTTGCAGTCATTTGTGGACCAGATTGCATCATTAATTGATTTACATAAAACGTATCTCTAATAGCATTTCTTCTTTGCTCTTCCATGTTTAAACCTAATGGATTATTTGCACCAATGTTTAATGGTTCAATTCTATCTCTAGTTCCTGCTCTGTAGAAATTTAAACCACCTGGTACTGTTCTTACTGGTAAAATAAATCCATCGTCAGGAACTAATAAAGGAGGATCAACTTGTTTCTGAGCTGCTTTGATTGTCGTCTTAGACATTTCATTTAACATCTTTACATCTGGCAATGCAGTCATTGCAGGTGATCTTCCATAAATTTCAAATGATGCTTTTAAATAACGTGGTACTACATAAGGGAACTCATTAAATCCTGATTGAGATATTTCGTGTTTGTTTTCTGGTTCAATATAACAAGATGCGAATGGCATATTCTTGTTATCTTTTTTTCTAGGATCGTAATTCTCTCTTGGATATACAACGTGAAGAATTGTAATTTCTTCATAAGGATCTTTTAATGCAATACCTCTAGTTGTTTTAGAAACATTCTTTTCGCCAAATTGCATTATACATGCACGAGCTGTTAATTTAAATTTTCTAAATACTGTATCTACTTTTCCTTTATTGTTTTCTGATATGTAAACTTCACCAATGTGTCTTGTTGAGAATCTAACAATATCTTCTTCATCATCTTCAATATACATTGCTGCTGTACCGAAAGTAATTAGATCGTGATATAGTTCAAATATTTCTTGCTGGAAATTAGATCTGTTAAATGCTTCATACATTCTCTCTGTTGAATCTTCTAACCATTCCTTTGCCGCATCTTCATCTACTAATTCTATATTTTTAAATTTTAATGAGAACCAAGGTGTTGCAGGGTTAGTAAGCATACCATGTAGAGATGCTGATAATAATTCAACTGCATGTAGTGGTGATGAATCAAATATTAATTCAGATCTTTTATCTCCTTGTGATCTTTTTTTAGTTACATCTGCTTTTCTTGGCATCATGTAATCTGATACTTCTTGCCAATGCGATTCCCACGTTTGTCTTTGTGTTACTAATTTTCCAAATCTCTTTAAGAGATCTTTTACTAAATCCGTTTCACCCATTGTTTATCCTAATAAAGTTGGTGTGCCTAAAGTTGCACCTTCTGAAAGACCAGCTGATCCTGTAAGTATCGTTGGAGATCTGCCACGTCTTCTTCTTCTAATTCCTTTTGCATCCATATCAGTTGCTGTAGCTTGAGATACTTCTGCAGTAGTTGGTGCAGTAGCTACAGGTTGTGGTGCAGGAGCAGATGGAGAGTTAAAAGGATTTGGAATTGGACCACCCATATTACATTCCTAATAAAGTTTTTTTCTCTGTCGTTGCTTCTTCAACTAATGGAGATGTTAATATTGTACTTGCTCTACCTTTACGTCTTCTTTCAATTGCGTCTTGTTCAGATTTAATTCTTGCCTGTTCTTCTTCTGACAATTTAGTAGAAGGCGGTTCTGGCAATGGTTGCACTGGTGGCAACGATGGCATTTTCGGCGATAAGAATCCCATATTTATATAATCCTATAATCACTATCTGCTATATTTGATTTATCAAATATTTCAAGTTTATTTAATAAATCAAACAAGAAGATCATATTATCTTGTATTCACTATCTGCTACACTTTGCGGTGCAGATTGTCTAGTATTTATTTCTTGGATTCCAACTGCAAGGTAACGCATAGCATCACAAGCGTGTGAACTCCAATCATGTACAGGCTTAGATCTAAACATTCTGTTTTTATCTATAAACTTCCTATGGTAGTGTCTTAACGCATCTATAAGTTTTTTGCAATGGTCTGTATCAATCCAACATCTAGGTAGCAACATTGTGGTTGCATGGATGCCATCTTCAAATGGAATCTTAGGAACTACTTTAAAATTTACACCTAGTTGATAAGCAACCTCACGTCTTGTTTTGCCATTACCAAAATCTGTAACTTCAATATCGTGTGGTGCGAAATGATCTTTATAAACGTAATCTTTTGTTTGTAGCATTTGAATATAGTGCGGTAACCCTTGACCACGTTCTTCGTAATAATCTATTATATTAATTGCTCTTCCCATTTGTTGAAAGAATATAACTGCTGAATGATCTGACACGCCTAGATCCCATGCAGTAGATACAGGTAGTGATGGATCATAAGGAACTCTTGTCAGCTGCCTAGCATCTTCTATTTTAGTTATAACATCTCCATAAACAGCACCTTCTATATTCGCAATCCAATCGCATTCAAATTCTTGTAGGTATTTCTTTTCACCCATTACTTTCTTTGCGGCTTCTAATTCACCTTGATCTACTATTTTAGTTTCAGATGCTTTAGCTTTATAATGAAACCATTGCTTATCCCCTTGAGCATGTTGAAACAATTCATAGAAGTTATTATTCGTTCCTTGTGGAGTTCCAATAAATACGCACCATCCTTTTCTATCTGATAATGCTGGTCTAATAATTTCTGTAAACAACTTACCTTGTACGTTTGCATACTCATCAATAACGCAACCATCTAAATAGATACCTCGTAATCCATCTGAGTTCTCTGAACCTAACAATGTTATTCTAGATCCATTAGGAAGATCGCAACGTAATTCTGTTTCATTGAATTTAACGCCAGGTATTAATGATGTGTATTGTTTCATATAATCCCAAGCAATAGATTTGGCTTGTTTAAAGGTGGGTGCTATGTAGGCGTATCTGGGTGCTTTGTTAGTAGAACGTAGTGCTGACATTAGTAGATGATTAATCATACACACTGTTTTGCCAAACCTTCTATGGCAGACTAATACTGACCAGCGATATTTCTTCATATTAAAATGAAGTTCAATTTGCTTTTCTCTGGGGTAGTATGGAATCTTGTATTGTATTGTACCGCTGTTAATTACTGTTTCTGTAATCGTTGTCATTAGTGAATAGCTTTAGATTGTTCATTGCTTATAATTGCATTCTCAATATTTAATAGCATCATTAACCAAGAACTAAATATTGCTGAGTGTTCTTTGTTTTGTAATCCTGTGAACTTAACTGTTATTGAATTATCTTTCTCAATATAAACAACTGCTTTTACATTGGCTGTATAAAAGTCGTTATCGTCATCATCATCTTGGTACATTGATCTGTTCATATACTATTAGTAGTATTTTAATATTATATTAAGGTTGGTCAGGCAAAGAAAAAAGGTGGTGGGTTGTTTGTGGATATACCCATTTGTGCGGCTGAGAATGTGGAAGGCTTTGAGGCTAAAGGTATCCTAATAAGTCCCATATATATATATATAAAAAATGCGCGGCGGTTTATGGGGTGTATGGGGGGGTGGCTATCCAAAATATGACAAGCTCGTAGGAATAGATAATCTATTGTCGCATTATTCCGATAACGTTTAATTATCGGAAATGTATTATAGGTTGTATTGCTTATAATAGTGTTGCATTAATATCACAGTGTTGCATATCCGCTACACATAACACACGTTTTAATTGTGATTG